TGTCGGTTATCGCTTCTTGACGGTTCTCGCCGTAGTTGCAGCCGTGCAGCCATATCGCACCGAATAGCGCAAGGATACCGCCCAGCTTTAGGCCGTTTGTCAGAAACCATGTGTAGATCATACAAGTAACCGTGCTTCACGATACAGCGCATCCCATGTTTCCCTATGTGGTTTGCCGGGTCGCCAGTTCCTGATGTAACATGCCCATGCGCCGTCTAGGTCATCAATCGCAGGCAATCGTGCGCCGTCCGTGAACAAGAGCAGTCTAGCCGCACTCGCCGCCAATACGTCATCATTCTCGATTGCCAGCCATATAGCTTCAGCCGTGAACGCTACGCCGCGATCATCACAAACACCGTGCATCCAGTATTTGCTCGCATCGTGATTCACCACGCCTTTACAGCCGCCGCCTTTTTCAAACTGCCAGAAGCCCCGCGCAGGCCCTTTGGCACCCGGCGTATTCAGAACCTGATAACGATGCGTAAAACGGCTTTCCTGCAGCCCTATGGCGTACAGCATGACCCGCGCCTGTGCGGTATCCATCTTTGCCGGGAGATTGTGCAGCGCCTCAGATACAGCGCCTATGACGTGTGCTGGAATCATCTTACTCCGTTCCCGGCGCTTTGATTTTCTGCGTCGTGTTGCCTGCTACGTAAACCCCTACGATGCCGATAATCACCATTGCGTAGGTACTTCCTGCGGGGTCTAGCTTGCCAAACCACTGTAACACGGTTGTCGATACGACAGCGCCTAAAGCGAGAAAGAAGCGCCGCCCGCCTGATAGCTCTAGGTGTTCACGTATTGGGCGTTTCATGGTTTACCGCCGTTTCGCTCAAGGATTTTGAGTAAGCCTTCGTTTCCGGGGAAAACCACAAAATTCGATGAACCTGCGCCAGCGCCGCGTGAGCCTCCGTCTAGGTAGCGAATGCCGGGGATGCCTTGTTTCTTCAATTTGTCTGATACAGCACCACCAACGCCGCCTTGGTTGACAGTGCGCTGCCCTCCAAGATGTGAAACCATATCGTTGTAAAGCTGTGCGCCCGACCACTCTGGCGCAACTCTCATGTAATCTCCAGCCGCCTTCTGCACATCAGGATGCTGCTGACTCAGCGGCTTATCCCAATCCAGCATCCTTGCTATGTGCTCGTCGGGGAGGTCTACTTTGTAGATGCTTTTCGAATCAATTCGCTGCTGATATTTTGAGACAACATCTTTCTGTCTTGCGATGTCATCTTGGTTGAATCTTTTCCAGTTATCAGACAGCATTTCTTGAAGTTCTTGCTTTGCCCTCTTCAAATCACTTGGCGTAACGGGCCTTACATTGTCAGCATACTGTTTTGCCACATCAGGAGACTCCGCAAAATACAAGCCATGCCCGTAAGCCTGCGCACCTTCACCCGTGCCGATCTTTGAGGAATCAAACTTGTCGAACTTGTGCGGCGAGCCGTGGAAAACAATAGCCCCAGTCTGCGGGTTCATCATGCGCGGCTTCTGCGCGTTGGAGATCATGCTTAACAGGCTGTTAGCGATCTCCGGGGCTTTCGCTACACCGACCATCGGTGCAACACCACCTAGCGTCTCGCCCATCAATTGGGCTAGTTTGTTCTGTTGCGGGCCGTTCAACATCCCCGCGTTCTTAGCCCATTGCGACGAGCCGAGCGGAGCGTCGCCAACAGGCACGCCAGTTTTACGCAACAGCATAGAAACCAGATCCACTGGTCCTGTGACGTTTGCAGCAGCGGCGTCGCTAGCGGCCCGGCCCAATTGTTTTGCGTTGTCGCCAACATCGCCCCAAAACTGCTTGTCACGCAGCATGTCCATTAGGCCCATGTCATCACCTCACAATCCCAGACAACCACTGCATTTTGTGAACAAAGAACGCCGCAATGCTTGAGACCGTTCCGCCCACAATGACAGCAAGCCAAAACACTCCCCGCCCTTGATTGACTAGCGCGGTAATTGTGTCCATTTGCGCTTCCATTTTTTTCATGGAGGCTTTCATTTGCTCCATATCAGCCAGCAATCGGCCAAACTCTACTGGGTCAATTGTCGCCATCACGTGGTCCCTTTTTTAACGTCAGCTACTGCGCCAAAGACAGCAAAAGGCACCGGGTCAGTCATGCTGATTTCCCATACCCTATTGCGCCCTTGGCCCAATCGTTTGAACTCCGCACGTGCGCTGTATTGGCCTGTCAGCCCTACGCTGGCGGTCTTGTAATTGCTCCATGTGTTGCCGCCGTCAATCGAGTAACGCAGCATCAGCTCAGGCGCAGAGCCTTGGCCGGTAGCAGTGCCAGAGCCGGTTTGCATGTCAACTTGCAAACGGGTAAAAAACAAGCGGTATTGATCCGCCGCCATGGTTTGGGTTCTGCGAAGCCTGCGGAACAATCGTCCGTTGTCGTCGTAAACCTCGGGGTCAATGGTGTAAATGTGCGGTTCGTTGTAGGAGCCGACCAAAAGACGATTGCCACTTACACAAAAGCAGTTTGGTAGCCAGCGGGTATCCTCGCCGGTCTGTTGGTCCATGCAAGCCCATTCAAACCATAGGCCGGTCGCGGTGTCATAGGCCCAGGTTTTGCCCTCAGTGGGAAACTGAAGCACATAGAAGCTGTGCCCTTGAATCTGAAAGCCAAAAGCGAAGGCATCACTGATGGTTGTATAGCTTTGGATCGCTCTAGATAGCGGTCCTGTGCTGATTGGGTCTGGCGTGTACCCATTGGCACGCCATACAAGGCCAATGCCGTATTGATCGCGGCCAAGCCAATAGATCGTATTGGCAAACTTGATGAACGTAGCGCCAGCTTCGCAGCCGTGTTCAATCATCACGTTACTGGATCGTTCAAAAGGGAAATCCGCGTTTCCCGTATAGGTCCATACCTCAGTAGAGGCCCTACCTGCTAGCCATAGCTCATTCTGGACCACGGCTTGACCAATGACAGCATCCGGAGCGCCTTCAGCAGATGCGAAGTCTAGGCCGTTCCACGCAGTACCCTCGCCAGGTGTTTCATTGATGTAAAACATGCCGGTCCCATCGCCTGAGACGATGAAGAATCCGTTCATGTAGTTTGCGTTTGTGACCCCGTTGGGAAAATCAGGGTCTGTAATCTGCGCGATGGTGTTGGTCGCCGTGGTCAGTATGTACCCCAATGAACCATCTACGATCAAGATTTGATCGCCATTGCTGGTCGTTCCAACTTGTCCGGATGATGTGCCAATAGTCCCAACTAGCGTAGCGCTTTGCGGGCTGGTTGTAATGCTGTAAATCCGATCGCCGACAACAGCATAGAACACGTCAGCGCCCGTCCCAATGGGGATCATTGTTCGGACTTCAGCGGTGGAGCTTGGCCCGCTCAGGAATTGATAGAACGACGTCAGCCCCGGACGACCGTACAGCACAGCGGGAGCCCTGTCGCTGGTTTGGTCAGTTTCCAGATACACATTGACGGCTTTCTGCGTGTCCGCATCGCGGCTGCGTGTTTCGTAGAAACCGCCAAGGAATGGAACTTTCACGACATCCATCCACTGTTAAACAGGGCCTTGGAGTAGCCAGCATATGGCGTTGACAATAGCCCGGCTTCGCTGTTGAGCAGCGGGATTTCACTACGCTGGATGGCTTTACGGTACTGCGCAGCTTTGCGCACAATGATCGGCTCTAGCGTTGTTTTGCCGGGGGCCAGTTCTTCCGCTAGTGAGTATTCAAGGGCAATCCTGTAGCCCTTTTCCAGCGTGTAATCAGTTTGGAGATCGTCAAACTGAGAAACCCGCTTAGGCAATGGGAGATGCAATTCCATATCCACCATTTGCGGGTAGAAATACAGATTCCCCAAAGGTAGGGCGGGTTCGTAGTAACAGAATGAAGGCCACGGGGTATTGAGTGACTTGAGAGATATGGATGCCCATGCCTCTCGGTCAATCATCGTAAACCCGTAATCAATCCCACCAGCACGGACAAACCCGCCATTTGGGATAGAAACAGGCCGCTCAGTGTTGAGAGTCCCACCAGTGCCGATGGTGATTGGGTCGCCAGATACAGTCTGGACAAGATATTCGACTGCGTACACATACAGAGGCATTCCCTGCCATGCGTCAATCATGGAGTTGAGAGCATCCAATCCTGATTGCGAGTCCGATCCGGTCAACGGTTCGTCTGGGTCTTTGTACCCAATCAGGTCATAGGCTCGATTGATGATGGCAAGTGCTGTGGTCATTTGGGCACCTTGGGAGGTCTGCCACGCCGCTTCTGCGGTTCCTGTTCTGCGTCCTGTACGGAGCAATCAGGCGTTTCTTGCCAGTCCCCGTATTGTGCATGTTCTTCGGCATCTTTGACAAGCAAAGATTCGCCATTCTTGTAAATCCACTTGGGATAGGGTTCGTACACGTACATAGAGAAAGGGAGGGGTTTCCCCCTCCCCTCGCTTTAGGTCAGTTGATAGACCGAGCGGCAGGCCAGTTCCGGGTAAACCGGAGCCCATCCGCAAAGCACGTCAAAACGAGATTTCCACTCGCCAGCATCGCCGTCAAACCAGCGGATGAAGCGCATGGAGACGCCTTCAAACACCTCACGAGCGGCCATGTCAACCCCACGCGGCACGTCAAGGTCAGCGGTCACAAACGCAAAGGCATCCTTGTGGAATGCCAGGTTCTGACCGTAGGCCGTCGAAGCAGTGCCCAGCGGAGTGATCGCGCTGTTATCTGCAATGCGGTTTGTGACGTTCTGATATGCGCCGCCAGCGATGACGCCCGGAGTCACCACAATGGTCGCATTGCCAGATCCGTCCGCCGTCACATCGCCCACCACAGCAAACTTTTTCAGTTTGCCCAGCGAGGTCTTGGTTTCGGGATGGACTTCATTCACACCCGCAAAGGTGATGATGTCGCCATCCTTCAACACAGCAGCGCCAGCGGTCCAGCCATCAGTGACGATAGAGCTGGTCGAAATCCAAGCATTGCCAGTGCCAGCATTGCCCTGATTCGCGCCATTGGACAGCGGAGTACCACCGAAAGCGCCCGGAGTGTGAGTCGGCAACAGGGTGTTTTCAAACACGTTGAAACCACCAGTGCGGCCCACAATGCCCTCACGGTATTGCTCTTCGATGTTGGTCGAGGACTGGAACAGCCCTTTCACAGCATCAGAGAACTCAACACGCGATGCGGGGGTCAACCCGAACGTGCGGTTGTTGTCCATCGGTGCCAGGTTCTCGGTCAGCACTTGCCCGGCTTGCTGGAACTTCTTGTAATCCAGTTGACTGGACACGGTTCCGACATAGTTCGGCACGTACTTATAGAGGCTGGTCAGCGCAGCGGATTCAATCGTTGCAGCCAATTGGGCCATTGCAGGCTCGATGATGTTGCCACGGAAGTTATCCAAGCTCATCGTCAGTTCGACATCGGTGATCGTGGTATCAATGCCGTACACCGAGGCGACGGGCAGCGAAACCTTACGTTCGACAACGTTCTGACTGGAGAAGGCCGAGCCCGTTCGGGTCGTGTACTTCGGGGGCAAACGCAAATCCAGAGTCGTGCCAATCTTTGCGCCTTTTTGGGCGAAACGACTGTCATACTGGCGTTGCATGTTGCCGACCATGTTGATCTTTTGATGCAGGATGCGCTGGGCTTCACGCGTGATCATGGTAGGGGTGAGGATCGTATTAGCCATTTGTGTGCTCCTTTAAGCAGCTTTGCGCCGGGTCATCTCGTTGCGTCGCTTAATCCACTCGTCCATCGGTAGATCGTCACTCAGCCCTGCGGCCCCTGTGCGGGTTCCTACAGGTGAAATAGGCTTTGGCGCGGTTGATACAGTTCGCTGTTTTCCAGCAGATTCAAGTGATACCGAAATGCGGGCCAGTCGCATCGCTTGTTGGCGCGGCGAAAGTTCCAGCACTTCATACAACTCGTCCCGGTTCTTGGCTAGGTGTGCCATCACGCGGTCCGCGTCGTCCAGTTCCATCACGGATTCAACTAGGGATTTCGCAGCAGGCCCAGAGCTTGATAGATCGGTATAGAAGTCGTCGTATCCATCTTTCAGTTCCTTGCGAAGGGAAGCCTCTACCTTGTTCACCCGCTCAGCCACTGTCCTTTGCTGCGCCAATTGTTCGGCACGCTTTTCGATGATCTGTTGCACCTTTTCAGGGTCGAGGTCATCGGCAGGCTTGCCGCCTTGTCGCAGTTGGTCCAGTTCAGCCGCCAACGTTTCGGCACGCGCTTTCTCGCGGTAATAATCCGCTGTGCGCTTATCGACGCGTCGTTGCAGTGCTTTGATAGGGTCTTTCGGTCCCTTTTCTCCCGTGGTTTGCTCGGGTGCCGCTTCCGTGCTTTCTTCTCCAACTTCCGTTGGTTCGGCTGTCGCCTGTTCGGTCTGTTCGACCTCGGGGGCGTCCGGGTTTTGAGGGTCACTCATTCTTGAGTCTCCATGCCGATTTCCTGCGGCAAGTCAGGTTCTGCGAAAGCAGATTCTTCGCTGTCCATCTCCATAGGAGCGGGGTCAGGTGTTTGCAGCGTCTGAATGACAAGCTGCGCGGCCAGTGCCGCGATCTGTTGCGGGTCAAGCTGCGTCTGAATGACCTTAAGGCGGTCCGTCTCAGCTTGATAGCCCTTAATGAGGATTTCTTTCTCGCGGGCTTCGTCGTCTTCCTCGGATTTCTTCAGCTTCGCGGCCATCTCTTGCATCTGGGCTTGTGCTTCTTCCAAAGCCTGCGCCATTTGCTGCATCATTTGTTCGGCTTCTTGCTTGACGGCGGCCACTTCCGGAGCCTCTCCGGCTTGTTCCTGCTCTTGAGCCCTGACCTCTGGCGGCAATAGAGCCTTGAAGCGCTGGGATAGCTTGTCAGCGTTGGGCCAATCCATCATCTTGACCCACTCATCCCCAAGGATCGCCATGATCTGGGGATTGCCGTTGACCAATTGGCTAATGGCTTCCGCGCTTTCCTGACGGCGGGTCGTATAGCTCGGACCTGCCACTACGAACACGTCATATTTGCCCATGTTCGGGTTGATATGAACCATCCCATCCTGCGACTCAGCGTAGGCAGCGTTCATGTCAGGATCGACCGTCACGAACTTGCTGATTGAGTCCTCGCCAAGGGTACGAACAACCCGGCGCGTATCCATCAATCGAGGAACAGCCTCCATGATGATCCTGCCCACCATCGCAATCGACAGATTCAAGTTGTCTTGGTAGTGATAGGTCGCCGTGTCGCCTTCACGCTGGCGGGCAAGAATGGCGCGGCCTGATGTTTCATTGCTTGGCTTGCCTAGATTGGCTTCAAACATGCCAAACGCGGCTTGCAGGTCTGAAATGCTTTGTTGCGCAGCCGATGCCCAGCCAGTCTCAATCGTTGCCGGATCTGTGCGGCTTGGCACTGGCAAAGGATTGCCTTCACCATCCCGAGCATTGAACGGCAATACCGACTTGTTTGAGGTGTTGGCGTTCTGCCACTCAGTCTCATAGCCTGCAATGGCCTCAACAGCGGCCATGTATGGCGCTTTCGGGGCCAGAGCTACGCGCTCGATAAACGATGACCGCTCATAGTTGTATGAACGCTGAGGGTCTTTTGCTCTGCGCACCAGTCCGGCAAACTTGCGCTTACCGTTTACAAACGATTCAGCGCCGATAACCGGAATCAGCGGGATATGCTCGGCAGGGAATTCGCTTTTCTCCAGCACCTCAGTGCAAGTGAGTTTTGCCCACATGCAACGGCGCTTTGTGATGGTCGCTTTTGTGAGTTCAGTCGGCGCGGTCTGCTCCTCGCCAGTTTGCCAAGCTGCCCAGTATTCTTCCTCGGTGTATCGCTTCCCGTCAGGCGTTACATGGACTGAGGTTTTTTCCTCCTCGATCCACATGTACTCCGCAATGCGCACAGAGTCGCGGGTCAGCCATTCCCCATAGCTGCCGATTGACCATTCGGCAGGGTCACAGTCAGGGTATTGGTCTTTGAACAGCTCGCGCGGCATGTCCTCAAAGACAAACGCATAACGCTGATCCGATCCATCAGGCTCCGTGCTGTCCGGGTCCATCAGCACGTTTAGCGGGTTCGGAACCCGCTTGATCTTGAGCGTCTGCTGATTGGTCGCCTCATCTTCCGTCTCTGTAATCAGACGGATGTACCCCAATCCACACCGCGCAGAGCTGTCGATTCCAGTGTCATAGGCCACTGATGCGCGGCTTTGGTACTCAATCTGCTTTGCAAGGCCCTGCATGACCTCTGCGGCCTTCACATCGGCGTTACTGTCAGCGGGGAGATATTTGATCGCCGGGCGCTGTTGCCGTGAGTCGTTGACGACCTGATAGACAAACTGATTGGTTCGGTCAAACGTCAGGCATGGGCGAATCCCGTCGCGTGGGTTCTGCCTTGCCCTTAGCACTTCATCTTGCCATTGCTGGGGATTGGTAGGGTCAGCGAACTGGAGGTCATCCAGCATTTCATCGCGCTGTTCTTTCCAATACTCCATTGCGGAGTCAAAGCGCTTACGGGCTAGCTCTAGCAACTTTTCGTCTGTCATGCTGCCATCCATCCAGTAGAGCCCGCCCACTGGGGAAAGGCTGTTTGTTTCTTGGGTTCATCGCGTGGCGCAGTTGCTTTCTGGTGCAATTCAATAGCGTCGAACATTGGGTCTAGTTGGTCGTCATGCGATCCACCTGGAAACGTTGTCGCTTCTGCCAAAAAGTCAGACAACCAAGCGGCATCAGCAGGAAGCCAAACGTTTCCGCATTCAATATGAGGCGCGGCATCGTTGGCTCTAACCAATTTGTCGGTGTTGCGTTGCACGGCCATGATTGGCAGCTTTTCGCGTCGCAGCGTCTGAATCAAGCCAGTGCCAGAAACCTTGTCTTCAACGTACATTGCACGCAGCTTTGCAGGATTGGCGTCTTTGTGCTTTGCCCAAAATGCACGGGCTTGCACCAACAACTCTGGCGCTTCCCACTTTCCACGGACAAGATCAATCAGAATTGAATCGCCAGTGACTGACCTTCCCCAGCACTCGAATACGCTGTAATCGTTCTCTTTGCCTGTTTTTTGGGCAGTGTCAACGTGGATTGACCTAAACTCCAGTTTGGGAAGAACAGTCCAAAAGTTGAACCACGCTTGCTTGATAATGCCGCCACCTCTAGGCGCTGGCCTTTGCTGTAGTTGTCCGGCTGCGCCGTAACTGCCTAGCGTCTTTTCCAGTTCGCTTACTTGGGTTTCATCAAACCTTTCGGGGAACATCAGTTCACCCTCTACTGTGCGAGGGTCTTCCCATCCGATTTCTGTTCGGCAATGGTTCGCTGGGTCGTATCTCATGGGAATACACAAATGCACGTAGGGCAGGCCCATGCTCAGAATGACGCCAGAAGTATCCTTTTCGCTCAGGCGCTGCATGATGACGACAATCGCGCTTTTCTCGTTGTTTACCCGAGTGGGCAGGGTCTCAGTAAACGCGATCCGAGCGGCTTCCAGCTTTGCTTCGCTGTTGGCGTTGTCTGCGCTGATTGGGTCGTCCAGAATCACGCGGTCCCCACGAACGCCGGTCATGGAAGTAAAGGCTCTGGCTTGTCGGCTTCCCTTCTTGACGTTCCCGAACTCCCGCTTTCCATCAAGGTCGCTAGCTAGTTGGAGCGGCCAAAGCTCTTGAAACCACTCAGACTTAATCAGGTCGCGGCATCGTCTGGAATCGCGGATAGCTAGGGTTTCCTCGTGCGCAGTGCCCACAAAGCGCATTTCAGGCATTCCCTTTGGCCCCCACTCCCAAGCGGGCCAGATAACACCGGTCAGCAAGGACTTCATCGAACCTGGCGGGACGTTCATCAATAGGCGAGTGATTCGCCCATCCGTCACGGCCTCAAGGTGCTGGCAAATAGCGTCTAGCGCCCATCCCCATTTGAGTTCCGCAGCAGGCTCCAATACATGCCATGCCCGCTTAGCAAACTCAGCAAGGCTGCGTTTACACAGCTCGCGTTCTACTTCCAGCAGCTCAATCTTTGTTAGCTGCATCTTTTGCCGCCATGATTTGAGCTAGCACGTCTGTAGGCAATTGGCTAACGTTTAGCGTGCTTTCAGTTTGCACCGCTCCGCCATTTGCTCCGGTCAGCTCAATGGCTTTCATCTCGCGCCATTGCTCCGGCTTTCTGTTCTTCAGCCAGAAGATGCCTGCGGTAGTGTCAGGCGGGTATCTTTTCCGTACAACCGTTTGGACAATCTCGCCACCAACCACGCGAATGTCAACTTCGTCATGCTCGTAACCCAGCGCCCGCTGATACAAGCTCTTTTCGACAATTGCGTCTGCCTCTTCCTTTGATAACTTTAAGGCATCTAAGAACGCAGGATGATCATTTTTCCAGTTATATATGGTGGCAATGCATACGCCAAAAAAGTCGGCTAGCTGTACGTCAGTCGCGCCTAGCTTTGCAAGCTTTGCGGCTTGTTCTGCGTACTCTGGTTTAAAGCTAGTCGGTCTTGCCACTGTTTTGCCCTATGTCTATAACGGAATCATTATAGTCTAGGCAAATATATACGGGTTTTCCCTGATGTGCAAGCAAAAAGAAAAGCGCCCCGGCATTTCTGCAAGGGCGCAAACTGTCATGGAGACAGATCAACTACAGGAGGAGAGTCTTTATTCTATCTGGATTCTTCAAGACTGCAACTCCTTTGCCGCCTTGAGTGCTTTCCTAGCTCTGTTCAGCGCGTTCCAGATTGATTGTGCGTTCAATCCGGCTGCTGTTGCGCTTTCTGCTTGGCCTAGACCCTCTACGTAGTAAAGGTTCAGGGCGTTGCTAGTCTTGCTTCCCTTGCGTAGCCTCATTAGGTACGCAAGGGATTTGAATTGGTCATCGGTCATGCGGAGAATTTCAAAACTTCGCCGTGGAATCGTTGCGGTACTTTTGCCACATCCTAACCCGCTCCCAACTGGAACACGCTGCTGACCGGCTTGCTTGTCCGCTCAACTATCCGCCACACTCCCGGCAGTCTCCCATGTGGCCTTCCGAGCGTGATTGGCGGCTCTAGTAGCTCAGCCTGCCCGTACCATTTGGCGTTGTGGAGTGCTTTGGTTACTTTGGCGTAGTCCAGCCCTGTATCGGCTGAGATTCTGCGCGGATCGGCTGGGCCGTGTTCACGCAGGTAGTCTAGGCATTGTTTCTTCAATCTTTATCCTATTTAGGTGAACTTACGTTCCTGTTCCATACGGCGCAGCGCGGCCAGCGGGGTTTCGTTAGGCAGCATGTCGTAGCTACAACCCAGCACTCCGCCCTTACATGAGCCGCTGCGCTCGCCAACCTCCGCGGAAAACTCTATGTCGATGTACCGGGTTTCGCGCTTGTATGGCAACCATGGGCGAGTCCATAGCCGACGCTCTGGCTTGATGGTGGCTGTGCGCTCTTGAACCTCTCCTGAGCGGAGGTTGTACCGATAGGCATGCGTCTCAACGCCGCCCAATACCTCATGCAGCCGATGCCGCCAACCCCACGGCATCGTGAATGATGTATGTGGATCACCGCGCTCTCCCTTGTCTTTGCCCCAGCGAATGAACAGCAAATCGGTATAAAAGCAAAATCCATAGGTCGGTCCAGAGCATTGGTAATGGTCTGGCACCACCCATTTCCACGGGAATGAAAACGCCAGAGTGAACAGGCCAAAGCCAAGCTGCACCCATGCCCTGCGGTGTTCATGCCAGTCAGACGGGAATTCAATCTCCGCTTTTAATCCTCGCAACCCCAACACTAAATAGGCAACTTCCACCCAATCCCACCACACGCGGACCAAATAACCTTTGTGTTCCCGCTCTGTCCTGATTCTCAGTTTCATAGTTTCTCCTGTTCTGCCAGCATGCGATATGTCTTGTCAATCGCCTGCAATTCATTGATCTTGCGCAACTTCCATCTTAGCCTGGTTCCGTGCCATCCTTCTGGACCGCGATGGCAAGGCACACACAATGGCATGCTGGCAAACCACAAACCTTGCTCTGGCTCGTGGATTTCCACCGGCTGATCTCCACAAACCACGCAGGGCAGCTCTGCCAGCTTTGCTACGTGGCGGGCTTCGGCTGCTGTTTGGCGGGGTTTATTGCGCGATTGCATCAGCTTTCCAGCATTGCCATCGCCTGATCAAGCGTCTTCACTGCCGCGCCAATTTCATGCAACTGCGGGTCCAGTGCTTCGGCTTGGGCTTTCTTGAGCAGGTCAAGCATTGAAGGTTGCGGGGTTTCTGTGCTCATGTGGTCAATCTCCAGTCAATCTTGATTGCTTTTCTCATTGCCTTGTTTATGCCTCCGTCCGGGGGCCGCTCTTGGTGTAGCTGTCGCGCTTCCCACCTCCGTAAAGTTTCAAGCGGGCCACGTCAACGCCCAAAACAACATAAATTTGCTGTGCCAGATTAAGTTTCATCGGTCCATCTCCAGTAATCAGCCCAATGCGCGGGGCTGTGTCGCGTATTCTTCCGGTGCAATCCTGTATTCGCACTCAAAAACGATGATTGGCGGTGGTGCCATCATCCAAGCTCGTTCCAGCGGTTTACCGTCTGGAGTCTTTTTGCTTGTTCGCCTAAGACAGTCTTCACAGCCCTCGCGCCACTGTCCGTCAATGTTGGAACCGTTACAGCGTGCGTAATCTGCGGGTAGCTCTCTCATGCCGCTGTCCCCTCTGATGGCCCAATACCGTACTGATCCAACAACTTTGCATAGTGCTGCGCGGTCTTTGGATCGTCGTTAAATCGCTCAGGGCAGTTTTGATACATCCATATGCGACAACGCTGGTAGCCTTCTGCTCCATAAACAGCCGTTACCGCTTTTTGCCAATACCAGTTTTCAATTCGCTTGTTGCATTCTTTAATTGCCATGTTCAAACGCGCTAAATCTGTGTTAACTATTTCGATAGCACGTCCCGCAGCCATCACCTTTGGATTTGATTTTTGTGCTCCTTCCAATTCCAAGTCATGCAAAACGGTTTTCAGCATGGCAAGTTCTTCCAAGCCTGTCTCACGTCGTAGCTGCAACTCTTGAATTGCCTCAACATCGGGCATGAAGCGAACAGCTTCCAAAAACACTTCTATGGTTTGCTGCTTGTAACTCATACGTCATCTCCAAAAACCACGCCGCGTTCTGCGCCAAAAGCGTGGATAAGTTCAATCAGGTCTGACAGTTCGCGCTTTGTCATCCGGCTGGTTGACAGTCCGAGTGCAACGAATCCCGTACTGTCGAGGTTTGGCACAACCGATAGCTTTCTGAGACTGGCTGAAAACAGCTTTTTTCCAGTCTTCCGGCGTAAGCTTCTTGCCGTACCAATCAACCTGGTGCGCTACATCGCTCAAACAGGCCCATAGCTTCGCGTTTTGCTCACCCGTGCGGGTAGGCTCAGAGAATGTCACCACGAGGCCCTGAGCGGCTTCCTGTGCGTATCTTGATACGCTGTCGCGGGCTTGCTGGTGGGCAAGAATGAATGTGCGCTTCATATCGCCCCAATCGCGGCTAGCGCCTCGTCAACATTGTGAACAACGCACAAAGGACCGCCGCACCATTCCACATGCCAGAGAATTTGATCGTGCGTCAGTTGGCGCTTTGATGGAGGTAGCCGTCCGTCCTTCACCTCAAGCAAATAGGTGTTTCGCCTAAAACCCACTAAAAGGTCTGGCACGCCATCGCCAACGCTTGCCAAGCTCTGGACGATTGCCCCGCACCTACGCAGCGCGGAGACAATCTCACGTTGGTTGTCGTCGATCTTTTTTGCTCTCATTCAAAACCTTTGCTACGTCTTCCGGCAAACTTTCCAGCCCCATTTTCTTGAACTCTCGCACCATGTACATTGCATGATCTACGGTCGCTGGATTGCTTGCCAATGCTGCGTAATGCTTGACGATGGATTGATAGCGTTCAGCCAGCGTCATTCAACGCGGAGCAGTTCAACACCTTGCGCGTTGTTGTGGGTGATGTAGGTTTTGTTTCCCCACTTGGCACTGCACCACGACGAAACAGCGCCGCGCAATGCAGCTTTCCCAGCTTCATCAGCGCCAAACCCTGCATAGGGAATGATGACAGCAGAACCCGGCTTCAGGTCTTTGACAAACGTCAGATAGTGCTCTCGCATTGCGCCGCGCCCAAACCTTGACGGCTTCCTTTTTTGCTCTTTCAATTGAGCAACCTCAAGCGTGCCATGCTTGGTTCCGTCAGCCTCAAGAATGCAGTATTTGCACCCCGATGCGTTCAAAAACCTAACTGCGCGTTCAATAGCAATCTTCTGAACTTCCATTTCAGTCACTCCTTTGTTAATCCGTCTTAGACTTCACAGCCATCAATTCAGCCTTGACGCCACATTCCACGCCTCGGGCATAGAGCCAGTCGTACACACGATGCGCGGCTACGTCTGTGATCTTCTGATGCACATCAGGCGGCAGTGGCTTGCTGTGCGTCACCCGTACCTGCAAAATGGTTTCGACTTGCTTTGGTCTGTCCATTACTTTTGCTCCTTGACTTGTTTCCGCTTACCGTTTTCGTTCACTAACTTGGCTGCTTTTTTGTCACGCAAGTAGCGCCACACCGTCCGGCAGCATGACACCGGCCATCCGGTAATCTCTGCAAACTCGCGGAAACTCAGCGGGCCATGCTCAAGCAATCGCTGTGCTGCGTATGTCCTTGTCATGCTTTCACTTTAGCGTGTCTGTGGTGGGTTTGGTATTAGGGTTTACCCTTACCTTTCCAGTCCACTGGCTTTAGTTTTGTTGACGGGTTTGGGATGGTCAGTGCGTAATCTACGCAAACCATCCGCCCCTCGTGTACCCCAAAATTTTCCAGCTTTAGATCGCTCAAAAACTCAGGGATTTTCTTGGGCAACTTCATGCCATTGAACACGGGCGACACTCTCTTTTGCAAAAGGATGCGCCCATCAGGTGATAGGTATTCGCATGGAGCAAGCCACTTTGCTACCGGCTTGTACTGTTCATGCTCACTCCAGAACCGCATTTCATGCACGTTGGCAAAGTAGCGCCAGCCCGTCTCATCCTCTACTTTTACAACCAGATCATTTCGCAGGCGACACTCAAACACTTTCCGGTGTATTCCTTCGCCAAGCAACTTGCCGCAAAGTAGATTGAATGCATCTTCAAATGTTGCCTTGTTCATGCCAGAACCTTTGCTTTTAGCTTTTCATCCAGTAAGTCCGCACACCTTTTGCCCATGCCCATGTGTACATAAAGCACAGTGCAAAAATTCCCCATTGCTGGTTAATGTAGGTCGTCCAGAACCAAAAGGGCTGCGCCAACAGGCCACAAATGCAGGCCCAACGCTGCACCTTTTGCCGATGGTCTTGGCTCAGGCGGATCGCCGCAACTCCAAACACTGCAATCCCAATTTGTTCAAGACCGCTCATGCTCTCGCCTTTCCTGTTAGCTTTGCTATCGTGTCTTTCAACTCTGCCGGGATGCCTTTGGGGATTTGCGCGTCTCGGTCTAGCTTTGCCAGGGTGGGGTCTGGTTCCTTGCTGCCAGGCACTGTCACCGTCGCCATGTTCTGTTTCTGAACTTGCGGGGCCACCCAATCCGCTTTAAAGCCCTTCCAGCCACGTGCGCAGCATTCCTTGAGCGCGTCTTCCAACGACCATCCCGCCCGCGATGCTTCGCTCTGAATGCCTTGCATGGCAGCGGGTGTGATTGGGGCTCGCTTGGCTTTTCTCAGGGCTTTGAAGCTGTCCCAAACTGAATCAGATACGCCGTCAGGCGGTTGCGCGACAGCGCGTGTATTCTTTGGTGTTGGTGTTGGTGTTGGTGTTGGTGTTGGTGGCTCAACGTCCGCTGAACGTTCGTTTAACGTCCGCTGAACGTTCGCTGAACGGGCGTTTACCGATGCCTTTGCGGATGCTCTAGCCTTCGCTTGTTTGTCCTGCATTTTGGAGATTTCAGCATCGCAACGGGTGTGCCGATAGCCTTCATCGCATTGAACAAAAAACTCATTCAAGACGGCGCGGATTTCCCCAAGGTTGTCACGCAGCCGGATAAGCCTTCCAATGGCTTGAATGTCGTCAGGGAGTGGGCCTTCGCGCATGTAGTACAGGTCTAGCATGCGCCTATATGCAAGGTCTTCTAGTGGCTCTAGGTGCGCCGTGTGGCTTGCATAGTCCCCTAAATGAAAGGGAAAGTAGTTCAACCAAGTCTCCATTGGTGGACGACCCCAGTGTGACTGTTACCGGGGGCATTCCACTCTTTGCGAGTGTGAAACGGCATCTGAGGCCGTCCCCAATGGAGACTCTCAAACACCCCTATTACGCCAGTCACGGCGCGGTTTTAGTATAAGGGTTTTCCCCTATTGACGCAAACAAATCTAGCGACCAAAAAGCCCGCACCAGATTGATCGCTTTGGCGGTTCTTCAATAGGAACAGGGTTGTAAGGCCACATAGCTTTGACATACGCAGAGTAAACCTCGCGTTCATGTTTCAGGGTCACTTTGCCAGGCAGTTGCGGCGCAGATACGCGCTTACATGCCTCTATGCGCTTACGTGTGGTGCTTCTCATGGTTGATCCTTGAATAGGTCTAACGTCTTTTCGTCGCGCTTCACATCCGTCTGTTTCTTGCGCGTCTTCTCTGTGGGGAATCGCTTTTTGTAGCAGGTGGGGCCGATAGGATGACCGGCTACCCACTGGCATGGGTTGAATATGGCTCTGCCGCACATTACGCAGCGCATTTCCAGACCCGGTATCCGCCCAGAATCTCGCCAGTCGGAAAGGCTTTGCCCATAGCCTGGGCTTCTGGGAGTCGGCGGTCTATCTGTACAACCGTCAGGCCAGTGTGGCAGGATAGCTCCGCAGGCGTGCTAGGACCGTGCGCCTTGAGTGCGGCAAGGATTCGGCCTGTGTGTGTGGTGGCGAACCTTTCAGCGGCTTTTGCGGCATCGTGGGATGTTTGCGGGTCAGTGCGACGGGCTCGGACTGGTTGAATGTCGTCAAGGTAGATCATTTTCCAGTGCTCCCAAACCCGCCAGTGCCGCGCTGTGTGTCGCTCAGTTGTTCCACTTCGACAAGCTGCCATTGGTGAATCGGCATAACCATTGCTTGGGCTATGCGGTCGCCTTTGCGCACCTCAAGCATTTTGGTCCCGCTATCTCCGCGCAGTTTCACCTTCAGTTCCCCGCGATAGTCGCTATCCACCACACAACAATCAAAGGACCAATCATGCTGACAACTTTCATAGCATCTCAAAAAGACGGCGGCATCGACGACAGCGAAGCCGCAATGATCCGAGCATGCCACCTGTCAGGACAGATGC